ACCATTATAGCTTACAGCTGAGTATTTATATGTATATTATATTAAAGCATAATCCTAAATTAAAACCAGGAAATATATTTATCTACCATGTTGAATTTGAAAAAGAAGGTGAGGATGAGTATGGATATCCTATCACAAAAACTAATTTAGCAGGAGACCCAATTGTAAAAAAGGTTAATATACTTCCTGTAAAGTATTTAATTGATGAGGTGCACGCAATACTACACTATTTAAAAAACTGATAAAATGCTAATTAGACTATTTGATATTGAAAATGATACTGTAATTCCTACTGAACACTGCTATACTCTAAAGGCTTTAAAGGATGTAATGGAGAAGTTTCCTGATGACTATTTAAAAATATATCAATATTTATTTTATATGACTTGTCCAAGTCCAGATCTTAATCCTTTTTTTCATACTCCTGAAATAGATAAAGAATCTTTAATACTAGATGAAATTGAAGCTGAGTTTTCTACAGAAGATGATGATGTTTATGCGGCCTTAAAATTTTGCGAAAAAATGTATGAAACACCTACATCCAGAGCATATAAAGGTATTGCAGCTATGTTAGATAGATTAGGTAGGTATATGGAAACTACACCAATAGAACATGGTCGTGATGGTAATATAAATTCTATGGTAAACGCAGCTGCTAAATTTGAGCAAATTAGATCTTCATTTAAAGGAGCGTATAAAGATTTACAAGAAGAACAGCAGTCTTCTGTAAGAGGTGGTTATGGTTTAGGATATGATCAGTAGTACAGAAATATATGAAGATATCCCAACTTGGGATAATGGTGTATGGACAACTACAAATTTTACTAGTAGAGAAGATTTTACAGTATTTG